AATACTAGAACAGATACTATGCTTGTTTAATCCTAGTTTAGAAATTCAAACTACAGACAACTATGTTGACTGGACTAGTTTAAGTGTTGTAAATTTAGAAAATGTTAATTGGAGTAGTAGAAGTATTCCAGTAGGTGTAGACAGTGAAATAGACATAAGCACCATAGCGTTTACTACTCCTATCTTTATTAGTCCACCTGCAAAAGTTAAAAGACTTGGTGTTATTACTAATATTATCACTAGTGTGTTTAATGAAGCAGCAGGAGTTATTGACTTTGGTGAAGCAAGGCCTACATTAGACGCTTGGCAAAATGCACCACTAGGTGCAACTAGCAACGATAGTAATAGAGCTACTAGAGGCGATGTTGATGCACTTGCTAATGTAAATTACAATAACTATAATATTGTTGTATTAAATGATACTGCACTTATTGTTGAAGGATCTACAGTTGGCGAAATTAGCTGGAAGCCAATGTTTGAACAATTTTCTGGGCCGTATCAAGCAGGCATTAGTAGAATATTTTTAAACAGAACAGATATGGCAGGCGAAGTTGTAGCTACATTTACTCTAGACCTATCTAATTCTAACAGACTACTATTAGATTTAGATCAAGATACTATTCCTACAGATACTATAATTGCAAGTAATCTACAAAACAAATCTAAAATAGATTATATTATTGATCCTGCAAACTATAATCCATCTACAATTAAAAATATAGGAATTCGGTTATTATTACTAGGTGATATTGGACCGCATACTGGAACTACTGGTCCTGTTGCTTGGCAAAATAATGATAACTCGTATTTGGTTGCTGAAGAAAATGATATTATCGAATGGGACGGTGCTAAATGGACTGTTGTATTTGATGCTAGTGCAACTTCAACTATTACATATACTACAAATCTCAATACAAGCGTACAGTATAAGTACAATGGCGTTAGTTGGGTTAAATCATTTGAAGGTGAATACCAAGTTGGCACCTGGAGGATTGCACTTTAAGATACATACAGTATGGACAAAAATATTGTATGTAGCGGAGCGCTATTCTATTCAAAAACAACCGAAAGATTCTTATTACTGCACAGAGCAAATGGTAAGAAAAATAACCTATGGGGATTAGTCGGAGGCACCAACGAAGGTGCTGAAACGCCGTGGGAAGGACTAAAGCGAGAAATTGTTGAAGAGATCGGCAAATTGCCTGATATTAAAAAAACTATTCCTCTTGAAAGTTTTATTAGTAACGATCAAAAGTTTTCTTTTCACACATACCTATGCCTTATTGATGAAGAATTTATACCTAAATTAAATCACGAGCATGACGGTTATGCATGGGTAAGTTTTGGCCAATGGCCTAAGCCGTTACATTATGGGCTTAAAAATACCCTTACTAGTAAAATTAATCAAACTAAATTACAAACTGTATTCCAACTAATTTCTTTACTTGACAATTAAGAAGAAAGAAAGTACAATAGTGATATGAAAGTATTAGTAATCGGCGATGTAATAATCGACAAATATATTTATGGAACTTCAGAGCGGTTAAGTCCCGAGGCTCCTGTGCCTGTGGTTAAGTATCTAAGTGAATCTAAATCATTTGGTGGTGCAGGACTTGTATTTGAAAATCTTAGAAGTTTAGGTGTCGATGCTGAATTGTTTAAAACAGGCAGTACTAGTAGTGTTAAAACTAGAGTAATTTGCGACGGACATTATATCACACGTATCGACGATGACACCTATGCAGATAGTGCAGCAGTTTTAGACATTATTCAAGCAAATGATTTCTCGCAATATGCTTATGTAATATTAAGCGACTACAACAAAGGTGTATTAGATCGGTCTTTAGAAATTATAAATCATCTTAGTTCTTTTGGTTGCAAAATTATTGTAGATCCTAAACGCCATGCTAGTTACTATAAAGGTGCATGGTTAGTTAAACCCAACGGTAAAGAATATTGTGAATTAGGGTTTGATCATTGGCTAGGTAATATTATTACAACTAACGCAGGTAGAAATGTTATCGCAAGCATGGACAATGTAATGTACGATATACCAGTTGAAGCTGTAGAAGTATCAGATGTTACAGGTGCAGGTGATTGTTTCCTTGCTGCGTTTGTATATGCATTAACTAAAGGCTATGACCGTAGGCGTTGTTTAGAACTTGCTGTTATGGGTTCTAGAGAAGCAGTTAAACATGTAGGTACATACAAACTTACAGAAGCAGATTTAAAAAAGCGAGTTATCTTTACTAATGGGTGTTTTGACATACTACACAAAGGACACCTTACGCTGCTTAAAGAAGCTCGTGCGCTAGGTGACAAACTAATTGTTGGACTAAACAGTGATGCAAGTGTAAAACGCTTAAAAGGCGCATCTAGACCCGTTAATGACGAAGTTACACGTCGCGAGCAGTTAGAATTAATTCCGTATGTTGACGAAGTTATTATGTTTGAGGATAATACTCCATACGAACTTATTAAAACTGTAAAGCCGGACCTTATTGTTAAGGGCGGTGATTACACAGTAGAAGAAATTGTAGGACATGACCTAGCACCTGTGCATATTATTGCCACAGTTGAAGGTCACAGTACAACTAAAATTATAGAGGCAAGCAAATGAAAATATTAATTACTGGCTATAAAGGATTTATAGCACAAAATTTAGGTAGATATCTAGCTAGTCAAGGACACGATGTAGAAGGTTTTGATTGGCTTCCTAATACATTGCCTGCTGTAGATTACTATGATCAAATTATTCACTTAGGTGCAATATCTGAAACAACTTGCACAGACGTAGAAGCAGTATTAGAACAAAATTTAGAGTTTAGTTCTAGATTGTTAGGCTTATGCGAAACATATGGCGTAAATTTAATGTATGCATCAAGTGCAAGTGTATATGGTCCACTAGAAGACTGTTCTGAAGATGCACCCTGTTTTCCTAAATCTCCGTATGCATGGTCAAAGTATCTGTTTGATAGGCTAGTTAAATCAACTCAAGATCAAGGATTTAATTGTAAAGTACAGGGTTTTAGATTCTTTAATGTGTTTGGAGATTTTGAAGATCATAAAAAATCACAGGCTAGCATATTCCATCAGTTTAAATGGCAAGCTAAAAAAGAAGGAAAAATTAAGCCGTTTATAGGTTCTGAAAATTATTATAGAGATTTTATATATGTAGGCGATATTTGTCAAATCATGGAAAAATTTCTAACTATTGACGAAAGCGGCATTTGGAATATTGGCAGCGGACATGCTGAAAGTATTGGTAATATTGCTACTTGGATGGCAGACAAACTAAATGTGCCGTTAGAAGAAGTAGAAATGCCTGCTGCGTTAGTTGGCCAATATCAAAATTATACTAAAAGTAATAATACTAAATTGCTAAACACAATCGGCGATTATAAATTTACAACACCTTATGAATGGATGAGCAGATGACTAGATTAAACGGACATGTTAAAAAAGGTTGGGGTGCCGAGCTCATTTGGGCAACTAATGAAAAATACTGCGGTAAGATTATGATATTTGAAAAAGCAGGTTCTAAGTTTTCAATGCACTTCCATAAAGAAAAAGATGAAACTTGGTTTGTTAATAACGGACGTTTTATTGTAAGGTGGATTGATACTAAAGATGCGTCAATGCATATGAAGGAATTAAAAGAAGGCGATGTTTGGCACAATCCTCCTTTACAACCACATCAACTAGAATGTGTAGTTGCCGGGAGCTCAATTACAGAAGTCTCAACGCCAGACAGCGTTGAGGACAACTATAGAGTTTTTCCAGGTGATAGCCAAGCCGTTAAGCCTGCGCTTCACCCCACTTAATAATAACGTTACCATTAATTGGTGCACCAGTTGTTTTACGAATATTAATAGCAAGAACGTCTGGTCCGTTTGGATAAGTTCCTCGACCACCTAACACAGTGTTAGTAAGTTCTTTAATCGGACTTAGGTCTAGCTGTGATCGTTCGCCCGGCACCGCAATAAACTTAAAGATTGTTTCTCCAGGCTGTGCATACTTTGCTTGTTCTAAGTTAAAGATTACTGCATCCCCTGGCGTAAAATCTTGAGCACTTTGGTTAAATCTTACTAACGTAAAGGTAGTAGTACTGTGCGTTAGATTTGTTACACTACTAACAATTGTTCCTGCTGGAAAGTTAGTATCCGTAGCATCAACAAGTGATCCAATTGTTGCACCACTATCGTCAAAAGCAAGTTTTGGCAAGGCAACCTCTAGGGTATTACCGCTAGGCGGCGTGATAGTAAATGTTACTTCTA